GGGCATTGGTGCTCAGTTTGGTATGAAGTTGGCTCCTGGAGCAGGAATTGGTGATTTGGTTGGCGGTATCAATACTATGTTTAGTAGCCCGTTTGCGGGTATTGCAAAAACTGGCATGAATTTGATGCAGAGTTTGATGCCGGGTGGCGCTACAGGCGCTCTTGGGCAGATGGGATTTGATTTCTTCTCTGGCATGGGATCTAGTGCTAACTTTATGGGTAATTTGGGAAGTGCTTTGGGTCTAACTAAGGGTGCTGGATTTGCAGGCATGAGTGGTTCTCAAGTTGCAGGATCTGCGCTGGGTGCTTTGGGTACAGGATTTCAAGGATATCAGATGTCTAAGGCTCTATCCGGTGGATATTCAGCAGGAAAGGGAGTGAATGCCATAGCTGGTATTGCTAGTATGATTCCTGCAATTGGTCCTATCGCTGGCGTCATTGGTGGGCTTGTCAATCGTGCTTTTGGCAGAAAAGCAAAAGAAACAAAAGCATCCGGTTTCTCAGGAACATTCTCTGCTGAGGGTGCAGACATCAAACAGTTTACAGATTGGTTTCAGAAGGGTGGATGGTTTAGATCAAACAAGAGTGGTACAAATTATTCTGCTGTAGACGCCGAGACAGCAAAAGCATTCTCTGATACAGTAAAAGACACAACAAAGACAGTTGAGTCTCTTGGTAAAGTTCTGGGCTTTGATCCAACAAAGACAAAAGGATTCTCTAAGGCTGTAAAGATTGACCTCAAGGGCCTCAACGAAAAGCAACAACAAGAAGCAATTCAGAAAGCATTCAAGGATTATGGCGCTAGTCTTGTTGGTTCATCGTTCAAGATGGTCGGCAAGTTCAAGAGGGGTGGAGAAGATCAACTAGACACATTGAGTCGTTTGGCTGGCGCATCAGAGACATTCAAGAGTGTGATGACTGGTCCTGATGTCAAGAAGATTCTTGGTCTTGACAATGCAGACACTATCAAGCAACTGGTTACTAAGCAATTCTCCGGCATCACTAACATTGATGATGCAGTCAAGGATTATTTGGCTGGCGGTGTTGGAAGAATGGAGAGCGGAGGAACATCAGGAATTCCTGGCTTGTTTAGAAAAACTGGAGGATGGTTTAGGACAGGAAAAACTTTCACAGATATGGGCGGTATGCCCGTATCTGGTCCTGGTAATTTTGCCACAGAAGACATTGCTGGTGCTGCGCGTAACGTTTTCTCTAGAATGGGAATTGATCCGATCAGTGATCTTGCAAAAGATATTATTGGGGCATTCACTGGTTCTTTGAAGGATGGTGCCGGTAGTCTAAAAGATTTCATGGCATCATACATCGCAGACTTCCAGAGTCAATTGATCGATGCGTATGGCGGACAAGAAGAATTCCAAAAAGTAGAGTCTAGCTTGTTTGATCTTCTATACACAGAAGAGGAGAAGAAGCAAAAGATGCAGGAATTGACTGCACAGAAAATGAAGGATGCTGCACAGGAACTAAAAGATGCTGGTGTAGCAATTGATCCTGAAAAGTTGGGCGCTACATTTGCTGACAATCAAAAAGCTGCAAAGGACATGCTCACTGCTGCTGATAAGGATCTAGCTTCAGGAAAGATCACAAAGGAACAATACGCAACAATCAGAAAGTCTGCTGCTGATTTCTTGACTGCTGCTAAGAAAAACTCTGAGTTGGGTCCTGCTGTTGCAACTGCTGCAACAACGTTTGATGCCACAAAGTATATGTTCCCTCGCGCGGCAGGTGAAGCAGCAAATACTATTACAGCTTCAGTTGCAACTGGCACAACAAATATTGCTACAGCATCAACAACTGGTGCAACTGATATAGCAACGGCGTCAACCAATGGTGCTGGTGTTATTGCATCGTCTTCGATGGCAGGAGCAAACTCTTTGCTTTCTGCTACTACATCTTCAGTATCATCTTTGTTGAGTTCAATACAAACTGGGCAGACAACATTGACTGAAGCTATTTCTTCCGGAACTGTGAAAATTGGAGATGCGGCCGTTGCCGCCTCTATGAGTTTGATTGCTCAAATCCAATCTGGTCAAACTTCACTTGCAACTGCATTTGATACTGGCGCACTGAAGATGTCTGATACAGCAAAAATGACTTCTGCGGAATTCATGACAAAAGTTGCTGCTGGAGAAATTACACTAAAGGACGCAATCACATCTGGAACAGTAAAACTAGCTGATGCCAACACTCTAGCTTCAACAAATTTCATTGCTCAAGTGCAGTCTGGTCAGACAACATTGGCTACAGCATTTGAAACTGGTGTATTGAAAATAAACGATACATCATCTATAAATTCAACCAACTTCATTGCACAAGTACAATCTGGTCAGACTTCATTAGCTGCTGCTTTTGCTAATGGTACAATATCTCTAGCAAACACATCTACTACAGCTTCAACTAGTTTGTTAGCCCTGATTCAATCTGGGCAGATATCTTTGACTGATGCATTCTCATCCGGCGCTATAACTTTATCGAATTCCGTATCCGCTGGTACAGGTTCAATTGCTACTGCATCATCAACATCAATTCAGGGAATTCTAACATCAATTCAGACTGGTCAAATTTCAATAAGAGATGCTGTCTCTTCTGGAATATTGACACTATCAACTTCATCTGCAACAAGTTCAGCAAGTCTATTGACCGCATTGGAAACTGGTCAGATTTCCATTCGTGACGCATTGACTTCTGGTGCTGTGAAGATTTCAGATTCTTCTGTTGCGGGTGCTAATGTAATTGCAGGTAGTGCAACATCTCAGACGTTGACCCTAGAGCAACTGATAACGAACTTCATAAACTCATCCTCAACGTTCTCCAATGCTGTTGCTGGTCTAAGTGGAACAATAGGGTCACTAGACGGAACCATATCCAACTTTGATTGGGGTGGTTCAGGTGCTGGCGACGGTGGTTCAGGTGTAGGTGGAGATGGCGGTGTTGGTGAAGGCGCCGCAGCCGGAACTGGAGGCAACGGAGCTGATGGTGGTGATGGTCCAGGCTCTGGTGGAGGAGGAGACAGTGGCGACGGTGGCGACGGTGGCGGCGGTGATGGCGGCGCATATGCAGCTGGTGGACTTTTCAGACCAAACAGACCAATGATTGTCGGTGAAGTTGGTCCTGAGATTGTTCTTCCGAACTACGGTGGTTCTGTTGTCTCAACAAAGACGATCATGAAGGCTATTGGTTCTGCTAGATCGTCATTTGACAACTCAACCAGAAATGTACTTGAGCAAATTGTTCAGAACACATCTCCATCTTCTGTCATCATAAACGCTATGCCAAGTTCTAATCCAGTGACTGGCGCATACATGGCACAAGAGAATGAGAAGAAGTACCTAGATCAAGAGAGAAGTCAAGTCTCCGCTGTAAACAATGCAATGGTAGACAACTCAGTGACTCAGGTGTCTAGCCCATCAACAACGGTGATCAATGCAGGAGGAGATGTGAGAAGCACACATCCAATCTCGGGTATGTTCACTAGAGGTATGATAGGCGCAAGAGGATTTGGATCATAAAAAAGGAGCCCTAGGGCTCCTTTTGTTTACTCTTCAGCTAGCTTTTCAAAGTAGCTTAGATTCTCATCGTCGTCATCATCTTTCCATGATGGCTTAGAGTCTTCTACAGTCTTCTTAGGTGCTGCTGGTGCAGGCTTTGCAACCTCAGGCTTGCGTGAGATTGGTGCTGCTGGCTTGACAACAACATCATCTGTACGTGCCAGTTCTAGCACATCGTACAGCTTGGTCTTCAACTCATCGTAAGACTTGAAGTTAGACTCTTCAAGGAACTCTTGCAACTTGTGCTCAGCCTTCCAGATACGCTCAAGTTCATCATCATCTTCAGACAATGGTGCGGCTTTGTCAAACTCAGACTTATCGTAGTTTGGATAGCCTTCAACCTTGCGAATCTTCAACTTGAAGTTTGCACCTTCCCACAAGTCAAATGGATTGACTGGAGTCTCATCGTCAAACTCGGGGTTCATCATATCGTTCAGCTTGTCGAAAATCTTCTTGCCGAACTTGAACAGACGAACAGTACCTTCATTGTCGGGATTTGCGGGATCCTTGACAACGTAGATGTTTGCGATGTATTGCAACTTGCGCTTTTGCTTTCGTGCGATCTCTTTGTCAGACTCTACACCAGAATTCCACAACTGAGAATTGTACTCAGAAACGGGATCTTTCTTGTTGAGAGTAGTCAGTGAATTCTCAATATACCACTTCCCAGTGGGACCTTGAAAGCCATGTGAGAACACTTGAACCCAGGGCATGTCTTCGCCACCGGGTGCAGGGAGAAAACGGATCGTTGCGAAACCGTTACCTGCTTTGTCAACTTGAGGCTTCCAGAAGCGAGTGTCTTCGTAACTCTTCTTTTCACCTTCTCCACCTAGCTTGCTGACTTGTGCAGTCAACTTCTCCAGGTCTTTGCTGCGCGAACGCTTTAGTTCAGAAAAATTTGTAGCCATGTGTATTACTCCGTATGTTTAGTATTGCGATGTATGTTTTCTTGTCCACTTACTTCATGATGTACATCTATATAGCATCACTCAGGTGCTTGTTCAGTATTTTGTGCTGCCTGTTCCTGTGCTTGCTGTTGTGCTTGGGCTTTGATTTTCTCAAATGCACCAATGCTTGCTTCTAGTGGTAGCTTGCCTAGTGCAGCGAGAACTAGGTTCACATCATCAAGAGTTAGTTGAATGTTGAAGTTCATTTTCTTTCCTTTCTTCAGGTTTCTTTTTTGGTAACACCAATGCGCAAAGTTTCTCTTTTCTTCTCACAGCCCTAGGACGCTCTTCAGGTGTTTCTTCTGTTTTGCTATGTCTAGGTCTAAGAAGGGCAGGTACTTTTTGCATTGATTGCTTACCTCTTTGTAGAGTGGATCATTGTATATTCTATCATATCTCTTCGAGAAGTTCAAGATAGAATCTAGGATCAGATACGTCTCCGCACTGATTTCTTTTCTCATGAGCATGAGAAAGACTTTTGGATGACTGCCATCGTCTGGGACTTTGAAGAACTCATCCAGCTTTTCTTTCGTGTCATACTCAGATAGGAACTCAATCTCATTGCGAAACACGTATGAGATTGACTCCTGCTTTTTCTTCCATTCTTTATACACATCTTCAGCGCCATCGGAGAGCAGTTCTCCAATCCACATCTTTGGATCACGTATAAAGTTGGCGACAAGAAACTCCTCGAGGTACGATTCTTTCTTGTTGCCCAGCTTTGCGAAGAAAATCTTGTCTTTGCGCCTTTGAAATGAGTCAAATGTCACATTCGTCTTTTTGTTATACTTGAAGTAGTCATAAGACGGCTGTGTGAAATGATTCTTCAATGCAATGTAGACTTTGTATGCTTCAATTGCTTCCATTCTCAAATCGGTAATCTCGCTTTCTTGCTGATGATCATGCGTGAACTGATCGCCTCACTCTCAATCTCACTCTTCATTCGAGGTGAGATCAAGGATGCTGCTGTTTCAATTTCTAGCCCATTCATCTGGCAGTAATGAACGATTGATTCAATCATGGTCAGTGACGATTCTTTCATCATTGTTTTGATCTTCACTTCAAATTCCTTTGCGCTAAGAATCTTTAGCCCAACTGTGTCGTTCATGATTAGCCCTTCATTTTGTAGAAGATGTGGTCGCCAATCTGAGCGACTTTGATCAAAT